GTAACACTGTTATTGGTGCTTTTGCTGGTGATGCTTTAGCTGGTGGCGCTAGAAACGTGGCTATAGGTAATTTAGCTTTATCTGCTGAAGATGGTAATGGGTATAACGTAGCTATTGGTTATAGTGCTTTAGCCGTTCAAAATGCTGGAGCAGACGCATATAATGTAGCAGTTGGTGCATCTGCTGGCGCAGCCATATCAACAGGTGTTAAAAATACACTAATTGGAGGTTTAGCCGGTGATGCAATTACTACTGGCGGGCATAATATTGCTGTTGGTTATCAAGCTTTGTCTTCAGATACTGAAGGTTGGAATAACGTTGCTGTTGGGCAAGATGCTTTAAGAGATAATGTTGATGGTAGTAGAAACGTAGCTATAGGTGGGACTGCTTTATCAGTTATGGACCCCGGAAGTGCTACAGACACATACAACACGGCTGTAGGTTATGCTGCTGGCGCAGCGGTTACAACAGGAGTTGAAAATACTATTATAGGCGGTTTAGCTGGTGATGCTTTAACTACAGGTAATTTTAACGTTGCAGTTGGTTATTTAGCATTAAGCACTGAAGATGATCACGGTAGAAACGTAGCTGTAGGTAAAGGAGCTTTACAACTTTTAAATGCTGGAGCTGATGGGTATAACACGGCAGTAGGTAATCTTGCAGGTACAGCAATGACAACAGGTGTTCAAAACAATTTATTTGGCGGGCTTGCTGGGGATGCGCTTACAACTGGTAGTTATAATGTAGCTATTGGTAATGGTGCTTTATCAGCTGAAGACACTGGTAGTAGAAACGTGGCTATAGGTAGTAGAGCCTTGAATGTGTTAAATTATGATGGTGATGGATATAATATTGCTATAGGTTACGACGCTGGTTTAAATATGACAACGGGTATTAATAACACTATTGTTGGTGGTTTAGCGGGTGATGCGCTTACTACAGGTTTACAAAACACAGTTTTTGGTAGAAGTGCTTTAAGCACGGAAGATACAGGTGGTAGAGCAGTGGCAATAGGTTATGGAGCGTTATTTGCTCAAAACTACGACGGAAACTCTTATAATGTAGCTATGGGTTACAACGCTGGTACAGCTATAACAACAGGTATTAGAAATGTGTTAATTGGAGGATTAGCAGGAGATGCCCTGACTACTGGCTCGTCAAACATAGCTATTGGACTACAAGCGTTGTCTACAGAAGATGAGCATGGACTTAACGTAGCAATAGGACATAACGCTTTAGCATCTTTAAATGCAGGCGCTGATGCTTATAATGTAGCTATTGGCCATCTTGCTGGTGAAGATTTAACAACAGGGATTAGAAACACTTTAATTGGTGCTTTAGCTGGAGATGCACTTACAACAGGTGGTGATAATGTAGTTTTAGGACAATCAGCTTTATCTACAGAGACTGTATCAGGTAGGGTTGTTGCTCTTGGTTATAACACTTTAGCTAATCAAAGATCTGATTCTCACACTTACAACGTGGCTATAGGGTATAATGCTGGAGCTGCAGTGACAACAGGAACTGTAAATGTTTTAGTTGGTGGGTTTGCTGGAGATGCTTTGACTACGGGTAGAGATTCTGTAGCGATAGGTTATGAAGCTTTGTCATCAGAAGATGACGGTAGCTTTAACACAGCTGTAGGTTTTAGAGCTTTAAAAACTCAAAACGCAGGGGCTGACGCTTATAACGTAGCTGTAGGGTATAGTGCTGGTGCAGCAGTAACAACAGCAACAGATAATGTTCTTATAGGTGCTTTTGCAGGTGATGCATTAACTACAGGTCCTTATAATGTTGCAATTGGTCGAAGTGCTTTAACTACGGAAGATGCTTATGGATATAACGTTGCTATTGGAGCTTTTGCTTTATTAAATCAAAACGCTGCAGACAATGCTTTTAATGTAGCAGTAGGATACACTGCAGGTACAAATATAACAACAGGGGTAGATAACACTTTAGTTGGTAGTTTGGCAGGAGATGCTTTAACAACTGGTAGTAGAAATACTGCTTTAGGCTACACTGCTTTAGGCGCTGAAGATACAGGAAGTAGATCTGTTGCTATTGGTTATTCTACTTTAAGCAGTCAAAACAAAGATAGTAACGTGTACAATACAGCTGTGGGTTATGCTGCTGGGCAATCAGTAACGTCAGGTGATTTTAACACGTTAATAGGTGGGCTTGCGGGTGATGTTTTAACGTCTGGCTACTCAAATACTGTTTTAGGTTACACTGCTTTAGGTGCCGAAACTGATGGAACTCTTAACACTGCTATTGGAGTGCAAGCTTTAGAAGTGCAAGATGGAGGTTCTAGCAACGTCGCTGTTGGTAGACAAGCTGGTAAGGCAGTTAGCACTGGTGATAACAATACATTAGTAGGTACTAACGCTGGAGACGCTCTTACTACTGGCTCTAATAATATTGTAATAGGTAAAGATGCTGCAGCTTCTGCGGTAGATGTTAGTAACGAAATTACATTAGGTGATGCTAATATAAATGCATTTAGATGTGCTGACCAATCTATAGCAGCTTTATCAGATGGTAGAGATAAAACAGATGTAAAAAACAGTTCTTACGGTTTAGAGTTTATAAACACTATAAGACCTGTAGAATTTACTTGGAACTTTAGACCAGAAAATATGGCTGAAGCTAAACAAGGTAAAAAACGTGTAGGATTTATAGCACAAGAATTACAAGAAGCTATGCCTAATAGTGAAAATGAAATATTAGACTTGGTTTACAATGTAAGTGATGAAAGAATAGAAGCTAAATATGGTAATTTAATACCTATACTAGTTAAGGCTGTTCAAGAGCTATCAGAAGAAGTAAAACAACTGAAAAACAAGTAATTATAATAATACATTAAAATAAATAAATTATGTCAGAAAAACACGACTACGCAGCAGATGTACCAGCTTCAATGGATTCATACAATATAGTGGTTACCTTGAGAACTCAAGCCAACCCTACAGATGATGAAAAAGCAACTTTAGCTAGGAACGAAAGACACTTAGCTTTAAAGATGCAACACAGTGAATTTGTAGCAGCATTAACTGCAGAACAAAAAGCGAATATAGAGGCGCTTAAAGTATCTCTATAAAATTAAATTAAATTAAATTAAATAAAATGGCAAAAACAGAAGATTTAAAAGTAACTGACGAACAACTAAAAAAACTACAAGAAATTGTAGGAGCAATGAACGGTGCAACTACTAGAGTTGGACAGATCGAAACTCAAAAACACGCAGTGCTTCACGACTTAACATTAATGAGAAAAGACCTTATGGATTTCCAAGCTGAGCTTGAAAAAGAATATGGTAAAGTAAATGTTAATATACAAGACGGTACTATAAGTGAAAGAGAAGATGTCGAAGCTAATACGGAAGATTAGTATCGGAAAAGATTATAAGAATGACGCCATGCACTATGCCGTTGGGCAAGAAGTGTATGGTGGTCATACTATATGTGACATCTTAGAAGAAGACGATAAGTACAGCGTATATATTAGAAAAGGTAAAGATGTTTTGCCTTGGAAAGACTTTAACAAAAATATGGCTGTATCTGTAGAATATAACTTACAGTATTAATGAAATCGGTTTACAACTTTGTTGTAACACCAGTAAAATCAAGATACAACAATACAAAAGATATAGAAGGTAAAGAACTGATAGTTAATACAGAGATATTCAACCACCAGTATGTTAGTAGAGAAGCTATAATAAAAGCAATACCTACGGTTGGTGATACAGATATAAAAGTTGGTGATAAGGTTATAGTACACCACAATGTATTTAGAAGATGGCACAACCAGCACGGTATAGAAAAAAATAGTAGAAGTTATATTGATGAGGAAACATACCTAGTACAACCAGATCAAATATTCTTATACAAAGATACCGAATGGCAAGCGCAAAAAGGATATTGTTTTGTAGCACCAGTAAAATCTACAAACAAACTAAGTGTAGATAAAGAAAAGCCTTTAGTTGGTATTGTCAAACATACTGACGGTACAGTTAACAAAGGTGATTTAATAGGTTTTAGGCCAAGCTCAGAATATGAGTTTATTATAGACGGCCAGAAACTATATAGACTACTATCAAATTTTATTACAATCAAATATGAATATCAAGGAGACGAAGAAGAATATAATCCAAGCTGGGCATAAAGCAGTTGAAGAACTGATTAAAGTTGCTAAAGAAGCTATTGTAGATTCTGACGATGATATATCAGCTGACAGATTAAAGAACGCTGCAGCAACAAAGAAACTAGCTATATTTGATGCGTTTGAAATATTGAATAGAATACAAGAAGAAGAAAACATACTAGAAGGCAAAGAAACTAAAACCGAAGTTAAAGTATTTAAAGGTTTTGCAGAAGGTAGATCTAAATAATGTACGAACAGAATTTACTACAAATAGTAGAACCTATAAAAAAAACTACTATAAGCAGACTTAATAAAGGTAAGAAGTGGAAGTATGGTTATAATAAAGAACACGACCTTGTAGTTATATCTAAGACTGGTGAGATAGGTGAGATATACGAGATACAAAACTTTCAGATAGCATTACCAAAAGAATGTAGTGTGTATAGCAACGAGGAAAAAAAGTGGAAACAGTTTGAGTACCCGAAAGAATTAGGTAGGCTTAAAAACATATTTGACTGGAGAGCTTATCCTGAAGAAAAGAAATCTGACTGGTTTGATTATATAGACGAAGAGTTTAAACGTAGAGACGAAGGCTTCTGGTTTAACAACAACGGTAAAGCTACATATATAACAGGTACACATTACATGTACTTGCAGTGGAGTAAAATTGACGTAGGTGCGCCTGATTTTAGAGAAGCAAACAGATTATTCTATATATTTTGGGAAGCATGCAAAGCAGATAAAAGATGTTATGGTATGTGTTACCTTAAAAACAGACGATCTGGTTTTTCTTTTATGTCATCAGCTGAAACAGTTAACCAAGCTACAATATCAAGTGATGCTAGATTTGGAATACTATCTAAAACAGGAGCTGATGCTAAGAAAATGTTTACTGACAAAGTTGTACCTATATCAATTAATTATCCTTTCTTTTTTAGTCCTATTCAAGACGGTATGGATAGGCCAAAATCCGAGCTTGCATATAGAGTTCCAGCTTCTAAGTTCACTAGAAAGAAGATTACAACAAACGAAAAGCTAGAAGACTTAGAAGGATTAGATACAACTATAGACTGGAAGAATACAGGTGACAATAGTTATGACGGTGAAAAACTAAAGCTACTAGTACATGATGAAAGTGGTAAGTGGGAAAGACCCGATAATATATTAAATAACTGGAGAGTTACAAAAACATGTTTACGATTAGGTAGTAGGATAATAGGTAAATGTATGATGGGCTCAACATCTAACGCATTAGACAAAGGTGGAGAAAACTTTAAAAAATTATATGGAGCATCAGACGTTACTAAGCGAAACAGAAATGGACAGACAGCGTCTGGCTTATATTCTCTTTTTATCCCAATGGAGTGGAACTACGAAGGATTTATTGATGAGCACGGAAGCCCAGTCTTCAATACTCCGGATCATGAAGTCTTCGATCCACATGGGGAATTAATAGATATAGGAGTTATAGACAGTTGGCAAAATGAAGCTGACGGTTTAAAAAATGATCAAGACGCATTAAACGAATTTTACAGACAGTTTCCAAGAACTACTGAGCATGCGTTTAGAGATGAAACAAAAGGAAGTATATTTAACTTAGTTAAAATATATGAGCAAATAGATTACAACGAAGAAATGTCTAGAACACTAGGTATTACTAAAGGTAATTTTCAATGGGTCAATGGTATTAAAGATTCAAGTGTTATATTTTACCCAGACCCTAAAGGTAGATTTAAAGTAAGCTGGGTACCACCAACAAATATACAAAACAAAGTTATAATTAAAAATGGTGTTAAATGGCCTGGGAATGAACACATGGGTGCTTTTGGTTGTGATAGCTATGATATATCAGGAACTGTAGATGGCGTAGGTTCTAAAGGTGCTTTGCACGGGCTAACTAAGTTTAGCATGGAAGATGCGCCGGCTAATACATTTTTCTTAGAGTATTTAGCAAGGCCACAGACTGCAGAGATATTCTTTGAAGATGTTCTAATGGCTTTAGTATTTTACGGCATGCCAATACTTGCAGAGAACAATAAACCTCGTCTATTGTATTATTTACGAAGACGTGGTTACAGAGGTTTTAGCATGAACAGGCCAGATAAAATATGGAACAAATTATCTACTGCAGAAAAAGAAGTTGGTGGAATACCTAACTCAAGCGAAGATATAAAACAAGCTCACGCAGCTGCAATAGAAATGTATATTCAAAGCCATGTTGGTGTGATGCAAGATGGTACTTTTGGTAATTGTTATTTTAATGAATTACTAAATGACTGGGCTAAGTTTGACATAAACAAAAGAACAAAGCATGATGCTTCTATAAGTTCTGGATTAGCTGTTATGGCTAACAACAGACATTTATATAGGCCAAATGCTAAAGTAGAAAAACCAAAACTAAACATAAGTATTGCTAAGTATTCAAATAAAGGTAATACATCTAAATTAATTAAAAAATAAATATGGCAGAGTCTGTTATAAATAATTATTTTCCTAGCCAAGTTGTAAGTGATTTGGAAAAAATGAGCTATGATTATGGTTTAAAAGTTGCTAAAGCTATTGAAGCTGAGTGGTTTTATACTGATAGAGGTTCAAATAGATATAGAAGTAATCAAAATGATTTTCATAGATTAAGACTGTATGCTAGAGGAGAACAATCAATACAAAAATACAAAGATGAATTATCTATTAATGGTGACTTGTCTTATCTTAATTTAGACTGGAAGCCAGTACCTATTATACCTAAATTTGTTGATATAGTTGTAAACGGTATTGCAGAAAGAACATATGATATAAAGGCATACTCACAAGATCCATTTGGTGTTAGTAAAAGAACAGAGTATATGGAATCTATACTTTCTGATATGCGAACTAAAAAAATTAGTGAGTTTACAGAACAAGCTTTTGGTATGTCTTTATTAGATAATCCAAAAGAAGAGTTACCAGATTCAAAAGAAGAATTAGATCTTCACATGGCCTTAAACTATAAGCAAGCTGTAGAGATAGCAGAAGAACAAGCTTTAAATGTTTTATTAGAAGGTAACGACTATGAATTAATTAAGAAAAGATTTTATTACGACTTAACAGTTTTAGGTATAGGTGCTACAAAAACAAGTTTTAACACTTCTGAAGGTGTTACTATAGATTATGTTGATCCAGCTGATTTAGTTTACTCGTATAGCGAATCACCTTATTTTGATGATGTATACTATGTTGGTGAAGTTAAATCAATACCAATTAATGAATTAGTAAAACAATTTCCTCATTTAACAGAGGAAGAATTAAAAGATATAGTTAAAAACAAAAACCATCACCAAGCAAATTACCACAACAACAATTACAATTTAAAAGAAGAAGACAATAACAAGGTTCAAGTTTTATATTTTAATTATAAAACCTATATGAACGAAGTTTATAAAGTAAAAGAAACTGGTACCGGTGCTAATAAGATTTTACAAAAAGATGACACGTTTAATCCACCAGAAAACATGGAGGGTGATTACGGTAAACTACAAAGATCTGTAGAGTGTTTGTATGATGGTGCTATGATTTTAGGTACTAGCAAATTACTTAAGTGGGAAATGGCTGAAAACATGATGAGACCTAAAAGTGACTTTACTAAGGTTAAAATGAACTACGCTATTGTTGCACCGCGTATGTACAAAGGTAGAATAGAATCACTAGTACAGCGTATTACTGGTTTTGCTGATATGATACAGCTTACACATCTAAAGCTACAACAAGTGATGTCTAGAATTGTTCCAGATGGTATATATCTTGACGCTGATGGTTTGGCTGAAATAGATTTAGGTAATGGTACAAACTACAATCCACAAGAAGCTTTAAATATGTTTTTCCAAACAGGTAGTATAATTGGACGAAGTTTCACTTCTGAAGGTGATATGAACCCAGGTAAAGTACCTATTCAAGAGATACAATCAGGTTCTGGTAGTGGTAAGATGCAGTCATTAATACAAACTTACAACTATTATCTACAAATGATAAGAGATGTGACTGGTCTGAATGAAGCTAAAGATGGTAGCACGCCTGATAAATATTCATTAGTTGGTGTTCAAAAATTAGCTGCAGCAAATAGTAATACAGCAACAAG